GGTTATTTGATTTTGGAATAATCGTTTACCCATAGGTGTATTGCATTTATTTAAAAATTTTACAACCGAAGATAAATGCCCTGAATTTTTACTATCTAGTGAGTTATCATCTATAATATTCAATTGACTCATTGTATGATTGGCTAGAATTACGTTTGACGAAGAATTATTAAAACGCGGCATTTGGATATTCTTGATTAAAGAATTATTATGCTGCTGTATAAAATCAAATAAATAACATAGGGACTGTGTAGAAACGACATACTCTTGAAAATCATTGCACATCTCATATGCCGTTGTATTATACACATTAGACAATATTTCTTTTATATAAGTCTGTTTTTTGCAAGTTTCAACATTTTTTTCACCCATATTAAAACTATGAATATTTTGTGTATTGACATTCGAATATTGAAGTATCTTAGAGAGTTCTTCTTGATTATATTCGTGTATAACTAGGATTTCATTGGGCATATATGTAGACACAAATCGTTCAAGGTTATCAAAATTTGTAATGGTTAATTCTTGGGTTGTTTCATACTGAAACATAAAAACTTCACCTGTAAATATATCAATTACAGATAACCCGCATACTAACATATCTATGTTCGACGATTTATTATTCCGACTTTTGAATTTCTCTAACCATACACACATTATATTATTAGTTAATGCGGGTACATTTTCAGTTTCACACGACAAATAAGTGCCGGGCGAATATATCTTATCTAGCTTCCTGATTATTTTTTTACCATCCTTCTCTTGTATATACACAACGACTGTAAAATTGGAATCCGTTAATTTAGTCAAATAACGGTCTAATGTAAAATCGCGAAACCCAGCCATCATAATACGTTTTTGTACAATATTATTTGTATTATGTTCTTTCAAGTTGAATACAGTTTTATTTGAAATATTTAAACCGCATATACTAGAAAAATCGTCTATATTACTTTTACTTTCGTTTTCGTTTTCATCACAATCTATATTACTATACCCATATACCTCAAAAAACGCGCCTACCTGCATTAATACAACAGTTCGTTTACCATACTTATCTATTGCCTCATCTACTCTTTCAAAATATTCATGGTGCATATTTGCATCTTTGGTTGACATCGTTTATTACACCCTTGCTAATTTAAAATGGAACAAACTATTTAAGTCGTTTCGTTATTATTATCAAGCAGTGTAAAATCAATAGTAGGAATCCCGCATACGATAATCTTCAACGGTGTAAAGAGACTTTAGAATCAATATACACATTCGGATATTTAAAATGGGACAAAATAAATTAATAAATTCTCTCTCCGTTTTGCGTAAGATAGTTCGTCTAAATTGCCTAATAAATAATTGATTCTTGCTAAATCACCCGATCTTTTTTACGGAAAATTGATAAAAAATTTAAATATATAAATATTGTAATAGAACTATCAAAATATGATTACTAATAATGAATATTCCGACTATGGATATTTTTATGATACTGAATTAGAATCATATATCAATTGGGATCCGTGTTATGTAAATAATGGCAATACTAAAATATCGCAAAATAATTCTTTATCTGTAGAATACACTCAAAAAATAAGTACATATATATCGATATCTATGATATCACTCATTTCTGTTTACACTATGTACAAAGGAATGTACATTTGTTTCAACTAATTCAATGTTCACTCGAGTTATTCAAAAAATTGTACATCAAATTATCTTTATTATGATTATGTACATCACCGCATATTAATAACGCTGATTCATACATTTTTCTCAATACATCATTTGGGGTAATAGTTCCTACTTTAACAAATCCGTGTTTCATTAAATATGACCGGATTTCTATTATAGGTACTTGTTTCAATAACTGAGTTTGTTCTATTGTTCTATTTCTGATTGTTTTATTTGACACTAATACTGATACTATTGGTTTTATGGATGATCTACCCAGTTTGAATGTTGTACGTATTGTTTTTTTCCGGTACATTTTTTTTTTCTTCTTCAAATTTTTCAATTTATCTCTTATTTGAACCATTTCGTTTGCGGTTTGCGAAGTTGGCTTTATTTCATTACTATTATTACTATTATTGTCATCACTATTTATAATAGTCGCATTGTTATTTTTACGTGTTCTATTCAAATAATCCCGATAGGTAGGTAAATTGCCATTTTTCAAACAACCAAATTTGGGTGCAGAAATATTGGCATTTGTATTTATACATATTTCATTATTATTCAATTGAATTTCATTATTATTCAGCTGTACCTGTGGTGCAGTTATATGGTCATTGATTATAGTATTGCTATCTAGGTCTGAATAGTTTAAATTATTAGGGATATTATTTTTGACCGTATAATTATGTGAAGGCGTAGATTTAACAACCATATTATCAAAAAATTTTTTGGCCAAATCAAAGTCCCGGGTCAATGTAGTAGTCGGTGGCTGTTTCGATTTTTCTTGAACGGAAAAGTTATCTTTATGTCTATTTTCTTGGTGCTGTCGTATCATTTTCAAAATAGTTTTTTTCCGCAACGTGTCATTTTTTTTAATAGTAGGTTGTTTCATTTTGATGGCATTTTGTACCCTAGGTTCTTTCTTTCGTTTTCGTGTATTGGGAAATGAAAATAATTCAGGATTAATAGAAACTATTTTTTTATCTGTCATAAATTATATAAGTATTAGTAAATATATATATAATATACAATAAATCTAAACAAATCATACGCTATTACGTATAAAAATCATACCTGCGTGTAATTTCCTTTTTTTTTCTATGAGAAATAAACATTTCATATCCATTTTTTACATCAACCATTGTTATGTGTTTTCTTAAATCTTTTGAAAGACCGTAAATACGCTTACTGTGTGATATTTTGAGATAAGTAAATAATTGCTCCATATCTCTACCGTAATTTATGAATTCTTTATCATTTTCAGCAAACCAGATTACCATTTTCTCTCTATCAAAATCCACCACCCATTCGGAATTTTTGATTATAGATATAAAAATATCACATAGTTCAGTGCTCGTGTATGGGGTCATTGTAAATCTCCATATAAACCGTGATTGTAAACCTTTATTTACCTTAAAAAAAGTATTATCTAAATCTTTTTCATATCCAGCAATGATAACCATTAAATCATCTTTATAATTACTCAACGATTCACATAATGTATCTAAACACTCTTTTGAAAAACTATCCTGACCGTCATTGCTACCCAATGAATATGCTTCGTCTATAAATAATACCCCTCCCTTTGCTTCTTCTATGATTTTGGCAGTTTTAATTGCAGTTTGACCCAAATATCCGGCTATTAAATCTTGTCGCGTTGCTTTAATGAATATATTTTTTTGCAATACCCCAATTTTAGAATACATCTTACCAATAATTTTAGCTATTTGTGTTTTACCTGTACCTGGAGGACCATACAAAACAGTATGTTTATAATCGCCACCGGTATCAGATAAATGTAAATTCTGTAAAAAATATAATAACTGTTCTAATACATTTTGTTTCAACTCTTTCATACCAATCATATTATTCAACTCTATTAATTCTTCTTTTATAGATATGATTGCTCGAAAATCTATATTATATTCACAATGATCATTATAATCGTATTTATCAATGATGCTCAAAATATCAGATATAGTGTCTATATTATCCTCAATCATCACTTTTTTGATTGTTTCAGTAGATGGGATTTTTTCTTCGACCAATACCCGGGTAGCAATACAATTAGTATCGTAATAATTATAACATTCAAATTTATTTGAAATAGCAGAAACCTTAAATTGCGTTGACCAAATATCATTGTACTCTTTACTGATTGACGTTATTAACGACGCATTATATTTTTTTTGATTTTTTTTATCATAATTATCTAAATAACGAACAAACTGTTTGGATTTATTCAACATATTACAAATATAAAAAACATATTTATATATCATTTGAATTAAGATTATAAAAATTGATAAAAGTATACATGTAAAAAGTATACATATTATACTATGATACAACAAATGAACGACCTAGATATACCCCCGTCTATAAAAAAGGCAGTTGATGATGTACATAAAAAAATTTCTTCTGAACCAAGTTATTTATTAGAACATTTATCAAATCACATTGAAGATCCATATACTATTATTGAATCTTATTTTGCAGGTAAATACCTCGAAAGGTTAGTTCGTCATCAAATTGAATCCTACAACCATTTTATTAATTTTCAGATTCAAAGAACCATTGATATGTTTAATCCCGTCAAAATTCATTCTGAAAACGATCTGGTATTAGAAACAGACAAATATATTTTGGAAATTGAGATATCTTTTGTCAATTTTAAATTATATCCTCCTCAAATTCACGAAAACAATGGTGCTACCAAAACAATGTACCCCCGTGAGGCAAAACTTCGTAATTTCACTTACGCGTCAGTAATGACTGTAGATATTAATATTGATTATATTATTAGAAACAACGATTGTATGAATACACCTACCACTATCTCCAAAACTTTGCATAAAATTAATATTGGCAAGATGCCTATAATGTTGAAGTCGTCTATATGCGTTTTATCTCAAAAAAATACACTAGACAATGAATATAACGGTGAATGTGCAATGGACAGTGGTGGATATTTTATCATTAAGGGTTCTGAAAAGACGGTACTTGGACAAGAAAGAGCTGCTGAAAATAAAATTTATTGCTTTGATAGTAAAAATACTACAAAATGGGATTTACTTGCCGAGATCAAATCCGTCCCTGATCATAAATGTATTTCACCAAAACAAGTGGAAATGATGATTGCTAGTAAAAATAACGGGTTTGGTAAAGGTATTTATGTAAATATACCGAGGGTCAAACAACCGATCGAATTATTTGTTCTATTTCGCGCTCTTAGTACTGATATTGCCGATGATACGGATAAAAAAATATGTGAATATATTGCTCTAGATATTGAAAAAGACGAAAACAGGCCTATATTAAATTTCCTTCAAGCATCTATCATTGATGCAAATAAATACACAACAAAGGAAGACGCGATTAAACATATATCGAACTATATTCTATATAATCCATATGTCACCGACAATACTTATGAAA